GCCGCAAGTCCACACTATGAGGTGGAAACCCAACGACGCTTTAGTGCGACTGCGCCGTGTAGTGCAGTTCGCTCTAAATGTCGCTCGTCAATGGGTTCTCCTTTTTCTCTAGTGGAGATCATTGACAAGCTCTTAGATAGAGCGGGGAACCCTTCCAATGCATCAGTGCGATACACTGGCGTAGGACACCATCCTCTTACTTTTAAGGAATGGTGTTTTGCGTCCCACTTTTCAGCGGAACGGTAACCTAGATAAGAGTTCCGACCAAGACAACTGCTTTCTTCACTAACGTAGGGCAAAGGCCCCAACGTTCTCTCCACTTGTGAAAACAGGAGAGAGGCCGTTCGCCAGTAACCCTTCTTATAGAAGAGATTACCAGTTTTGGTCCAAGAAATCAGGCAGTCATCTTGTTGCCGGTTCGTAGGGACGATTTTCCGAAGATAGGTAGGTGTAACATCCCATCCATCGTAGGCGTCCAAGCCACAAGACTCTCTGAACTTGCCAGTCCAGAAAGACTTTGACTTATTCACCCTACAATTGTACTTATGTAGGGCATCTACAACCGCTTCCGCATCAGCCGACGGGACGATTATGTCATCACCGTAGACGTAGACGTTCCTCGAAACGATGTAACAATTTCGAGGTGTCACAGAAAGGTTGCGCTTCTCCAAGAGTGCTAACACGATTATCGTGTAGAAGTACATAGCCTCTACGGGGAAACACAAGGCGCTACCCATGGATGCGAATTTTTGCAATGGACCGACAGATTCTCCGTCGGGCATCACGGCCATTCGCGATCTGCATGCATCAATGGCATGTAAAAGTTCTTCATTGCCACTGAACATCATGAGTGCCAAGTCATTTGGGACTCGATCACTCGCGTCCGACAGGTCTAGGGTTGCAAAATCCTGCCTGTGCGAAGCAGACAATGCTAAGCTCTGATTTACCTTTTGGTCACGGAAATTAATGTGACCTCGGGTCAACCAGTATGACTCGATGGCAGAGTAAAGCTCACCTCGAATCCCTTGCTGTGCAAATTGCATACAGCAGGGCTCAATTGCTATTATCCGCGGGCCCTTGAGTGTCTTGGGGACAGGAGTCACCCTTACGGGTAGTTCCTGATGTTCCTCCAAGAAATCAACGTCCAAGCCCTCCTCCCAATCTTCGGCAGCGCCCAAACAGATAGCGTTGCCGTAAAAGGGAAAATAGGGTTCCAAACGTTGATGCCATAGCTTCCAAGTGTATTTCTGATTTCCTGAAACACGTTCGGAAGTGGCACCGGGTCCATGTCTTGGAATGCAACGGTCAATATCAATAGAGTTGACCATATTATCCCATAAACAACTAGAGACCTCACTAAAAACTGTGAAGTCTTTTGCCGACAACATGAACGCCTTAAAGGAGCGCTCAATTTCTTTGAAGTTGAGGAGGGACGCACGGACCCTTTTGGGTTCGCAGTCGAGCTCCAATTTCTTGAAGACGTTACAAACTTGTCGTACGCCTTCAATGATAACTGGAACATCAGCAAAATCAGTTGATGTCTCATTGTCATTGAAAATCCTTCCTGTATCTCGATCAAAGATACGACGTAGCATACCTTGCAGGAATGCTGGGATTGCTCCACTTTTCCGAAAATTACGAAAAAGTGAATGGTCGACCGAACCTTGAGCTAGACAACTTTCGAAGTCTTTGCAAAAGGACGGCAGGGTAATCGTCAAAAACGACATGCCCTCATCTTTGACCCGTGATCTGATGTAAATCAAATCACGTAAATCTGAGACTGGAGCGGAACACTTCATGCAAGCGTCATTATAGACCGCTTCCATGACCCTCAGGTAGACACTTACGTTGCTTTTCAAGTTTCCTCGCCTTTCTGGAGAGGTAATACTTCAAGCCACGCCGTTCACCTCCGGGTTTTGCCGGCAATCAATCATGATGGGGGCCCCGTCAAATACGATATGACGTGGAATCACGAACTTTTTGAGGGCTTCGCTTTTGGACGTTTCTTGCTCGGTAATTGTTTTACCGGAAGAGCCGCCATTTCCTCGGGCGATAAATCTTCAACCTTTGCTGCTCCAGACAAAATTGCCTTGATCAGTTTAGCTTGAGGACCTTGCGCGTTGGAAATGCCAATAAGACGGTCAACATCAACACCAGCTGCTTCTAGAGCTGCTAGTGCTTGTTGAGTCCGTTGAAGGCCGTTGAGAAGCTGTTTAAAAAAGTTTTTCATCGTTAGAACCCTCCTTTAACTTTCGCTCCCGAAGAGTTTCCCCGATGCGGTGCTGTCAAGCCAGGTTTTAAAACCTGTCCATTGAGCATCCAAAGCGGTGGCATCAAAGCCAAACGCAGGGATGTCAAACATGACCGAAATGCCAAGCGTCTGAGAAACCACTCGACTCGCGTCGAATGGATCAGTTGCATTGACCTTTTGATCAAATCGCGCAATTGCCTTTCTCGAACCACCTTTTGATGGGTGATGAGAGATGGTAAGCGTGAACAAGCCATCGGATTTTTGATAGATGGACTTACGTCCAGATGTCTCAACCCGAGGCATAGACTTAGCAGAACCGCTAACTGTGATTGATTGTGGGTCGGTAAACATTGTGGTTGTCTCCTAGGTTATTGGGAAAGTAATATCAAACCAAGACCGTGGTCTTCCACACCACAACCCAGACATAGGGTTTGAAAGATAATCCTAACTGAATCGGGTTAGACCCAAAGCGGCCAGGATGGTTAATTGCTTGGGAGATAAAGATTCCCAAGTAAGACCGAAGCCATATGGATTACTTGCACCATACCTCTGTTTTGAATGAGTTTGCCTCATCCACTCAAGGGTGAGCATGCCATTGCAGAAGTTGATGTGTGACACTTGTCGCACATTGTTCTCCCGCTTGTGCATTACGTACAAGTATTTGGAGGCTACACCGTCATTCCGAATAGCGTTTTCGACATCAATGAAGTCGCCAACGCTAGCGAACCAATCGATGAGCCAAGTCCAAGGTAATACCTTATAGACCACTGCAGGATTGATCCTTGCGCCGTACAGCGTTAATAATTGCTGTGCTTTGTTCAAGGTCGATTCGTGCCCCTGGAGTGAGGCATCGAACTCCGGACGATAGTACGTGAACTGTCCTTCGGACCATACACGGAGTTTAGACTCCATGTATACTTCGTTGTAACAGAAACACGTTATTCCATCTATCACCATGTCGTTACAGACGCCCTGGATCTGGAAATTGGCAGATGGCCAACACCCAGTTTGTCCAAGTTGTCTAGATAAACGAACGAGTGATTCCGTGGTCTCAAGCAGCCTACTTCGTCGTATCCAACGACCATTGTCACGAATTTTCTGTGCAATGTATTCGTGGGACTTCCAAAAGACACGATTTATGTCTTTTAGATCGCGTACGAACGGTAGCCAGCCGAACTGGACGTTCAGAAACTGATTGGCGTATTTCTTTGGTTGCCTTAGGGCTTTTGAGCCCCCACCCAGAGATAACCATAAATCGGAAAATCCCTCGGCAGTAGTTTTAAGCATGCGTGGTACCTCTCGAAATTCGTAGAGGAATTGAGCCACGTTTGCTTCCTGAACGGACGGCATTGTTCGCTTAAATGCCGTTGCTGTATACTGTGCAATTGAAGGAAAAGCAGCAAGATCTCCAGGGGAAGTACACGCATCCAGATAAGTTTGGACACTAGCATCACCTGAAAAGGTGGGGTTGGTGAAACCCCCGTGATACTCCATCCAGAAGCCGGGCGGATAGCCGGGCTTTCCTTTGGAAGTATACTTGCCATTACCCTTCACTCCATATTGAGGAACACTCGTTTTGAATTTCGCGAAAGGTCCGCCAGTACGATAGGGTGGTCCAACGTGGGTTTGGTCCCAACATTTTTCCACTTCTAAAGAGGGTTGAGGAGCACCCGGCAGCATCTGCTGCTGCGTACTCTGCACAACCGAGTTTTGGTACGTTATGTACTTACCAAGTACAAAACTCTGCCAATTCTTTGGAATTGAGCCAAGCCTGCGACGATCGCGGAAACGAGTGAAAGACACCTCTAGTAAACCTCCATATGACGTTTCGAAGAAGCTATATCGCTACAGCCTCTGGTGCCCCGCGAG